GCAACAGATGTGGTTGTAGCTTGTCATGGTTCTGCTGGAACTGCTGGTTCATATTTGGTAAATGCAAATGCGATTGCTGCTGGTTCTTTTGCAGTAACAGTTTCAAACGTATCTGCTGGAAACCTTAGTGAAGCTATTGTCATAAACTTTGTTGCTCTTAAAGGTGCATCAAGCTAATGGCTATGTTCGCTTTTAGGCGAATGAGAGAACAAAATGAGGCTGCCCAAAAAGCAGCTTCACTTGTTCAAACTCTAGAAAAGCCAAAACCAAAATCTAAGCCCAAAAAGGTAAAACTCAATGGCGATAACTCTTGATGCTACTGTTGGCGGTGCAAACGCAAACACTTATATAACTCTTGCTGATGCAAACTCTTTTATTGAAGGGCTAGTTCTAAGTGATGACGCTACCGCATGGGACGGTTCAAGCAACGACAATAAAAATCGAGCTTTGTTTACAGCAGCCCAAAGGATAGACAGAGAAAAGTTTTTGGGAGCTAGGGTAGCTGATACTCAAGCTTTGGAGTGGCCAAGATCAGGAGTAAGGAAACCTGACACATACACTAACCTGTATGGTTTAAGTTTTCCAAATAGATTAGTTGCTGACTATTACCTTGATACTGAAATACCAGATAGGGTAAAACACGCACAGGTCATTTTGGCTGTATATCTAAACAACAACAGAAACGGACTGGAACTAAGCGGCTTAGAGGACTTTGCTGCTGTGAGTATTGGAAATATAAATGTGACTCCTAGATTTTATGGGGCTACTGGTATTGATCGTATTCCACCGATAGTTGATCATTACTTGATGGGTATTAGAATAGGTGGAAG